TGAGAACCACTTTCATCATGTTTATCTAAATTTGTTATCAAACCTAAATATTTAATACCTTTACTTGTATATTTTTTTAAGTCTAATGAACATATGTGGCTATATAAACATCTACCAAACTTATCTTCCTCTGAAAAGTCTATTGGAAAAACTCCTAAAAATGAATAACAATATTTCTTTTCATTATTATATTGTACCATAACATCATCTATATCATAATTAGATAACCATTCAATTGGATTTTTATACCATTGAGCAGGCATTTCTGGACGTAATTCGGTTTTTTCAATAAGTTTAATATTTTGCTGCATTTTTGGATCTTTTGTTAAGCGACCAATAACACCTGGCCAACACCAATATTCATTATCATCACAAATAGATTTTATGCGTTCATTTAATAATTCGGATAATTTCTTTGCACTATATGTGTTTTTGTATTTAATTTTATTATTACGACAGCTGTTCCAAGCATCAATTAATTTAATTAATGATGCTTTTTTAAATAGCATTGGGATATTTGCGTTTTTTGGGCTATTATAATTTTCTTTTTTTGTTAGCATAATATATATATTTTAACAAATACACCTACCATATACAAAGATAAATAATATTATAGATATGTAATTAAATATGTATAAAAATAAAAATTGATATATATATAAAGCAAATTTAAATTTAAAATAATGGGTATAAATGAGGATTTACGTTCATTCATTAATAAACATAAGGTTGAAAAGGGAAAACCCTACACCAATACAAGCATAGGATCTCCAAAAGTAAGTCTTTATATTCCCGAAGAATCCTATGAAAAATTTATAAAATTATATAGTCTCGCCATTACCAGTGGCGTGGCATTACATTTTACAGAAAAACCTACTGAACCAAGTCCATTGCGTGTTGATCTAGATTTCCGCTTTACTATACCTGATGATAAATCAGGTATTTATAGTTCCCATAATTCCAACTCATCTTTAAATGATAAGCGAGTATATGATAGAGTATATACTAGTGAGAATATATTTAAAATAGTTGATGCTTACTTTAAAATAATTAGTAGTTTTTTGGATGTAAAAGATAACAATGCCATTGCTTATGTTATGGAAAAGCCGAACCCTGTTGAATTTAGAAATAAGCTTAAAGACGGAATACATATTGTATTTCCACATATTATTGTTGAAAACAATACGCAACATTTTATTAGAAGAAAAATACTAGATATGGCACCAGATATTTTCAAAGATTTGCCAATTTGCAATGATTATGAATCAATTGTAGACAAAGCTATTATTGATGTAAATTGTTGGCAAATGTATGGTAGTCGCAAACCTGATTGTGATGTATATCGTGTTTCATGTATTTATAACTTTAAAGATAACACAACTAATCGTGTTGAATATGAATCTAATGCTAATGATGAAATTGAATATATTAAGTTATTCTCAATGATTAAACGTAGTAATGATTACCCTAATATTGTAAAAGAAGATTTTAAAATGGAAATTAGTCAGTATAGCAAGCATATTCTGCCTGCGATTGATCAAAAGCTTAAAAGCAAGGTTCAAAATAATATCTTTGGTAAATCTCTTAATGTTAACAGAGCCTATGTATCAGATGACGAGTTAGTATTTATTAAAAGATTGGTTGCTGAATGTCTTGCACCTAGTAGAGCAGATAATTATACCGATTGGATTAATCTTGGATGGGTTTTACGCAATATTGATTATAGATTGCTAGAAACATGGATTGAATTTTCTAAAATTAGCAGTGTATATATTGAAGGAGAATGTCAGCAATTATGGGACAAAATGCGCAAAGATAATATGGGTCTTGGCACTTTGAGATGGTGGGCAAAACAAGATAATTCTATAAAATATGTAAATGTAATAAATACTGCTATTATAAAGCTAATTGATATTGCATTAAATAGCGATGGATCTCACTTTGATATTGCTTGTGTAGTTCATGCTATTTTCAAAGATGAATTTAAAGCAATTTCTAAGGATGTATGGTATAAATATGATAAACAGCGCCATAAATGGGTAAAGGGACGTGAAGGCTTAGAATTAAGAAAGATTTTAAGTATTGATATTTGCAAGAAGTTTATGGAACGTAGCAACTATTACAATGAATATTGTGATGACCCTATTCAACGTGCTATTAATGAAGAAAAAAGCAAGAAATGTTTAAAGATAGCAACACAACTAAAAAATTCCAACTTTAAAGACTCAATTATGAAAGAATGTCGCACCTTATTTATTGATGATAAATTTGAAGAATTACTTGATAGTCGCTCACATTTAATTGGATTTGACAATGGTGTTTATGATCTTAAAATGCATATATTTCGCGATGGTATGCCTGATGATTATATCTATTTATCTACAAAAATTAATTATACAAACTATAACCCCGAATGCCCTGAAATTAGTGAGATAAATGATTTCTTTGCTAAAATATTTACTAATAAAAATTTGAGAAATTATGTTATGGATGTATTAGCTTGTATTATTGATGGTAGTATTGCACAAGAAAGATTTTACATATTCACTGGTCAAGGTAGTAATGGTAAGTCACGTTTATTAGATCTTATCCAAAAAGCTATTGGTGAATATTATTGTATATTGCCTATCGCACTTTTAACACAAAAACGTGCTGCAAGTAATGCTGCACAAAGTGAAATTGAAAGAACAAAAGGTAAGAGATTTGCTGTTATGCAAGAACCTAGTGAAAATGAAAAGCTAAATATTGGGCTAATGAAGGAATTATCTGGTCAAGACAGAATTTTAGTAAGAGCACTTTATAAAGAGCCTTATGAATTTAAACCACAATTTAAAATGATATTAACTTGTAATGAACTTCCAGAAGTACCAAGTGATGATGGTGGTACATGGCGTCGTATCAAAGTATGTAACTTTTCAAGTCGTTTCTGTGAAAATCCTAATCCAGAAAAAAATGAATTTTACATGGATTTAGAATTAACTGATAAGTTTGATCGTTGGAAAGAAGTGTTTATTAGTATGCTTATTGAAAGACATAAAACTATTAATCCATCTTCTATCGCAGAACCCAGTGAGGTTAGAGTTGCAACTGAGAGTTATAAACAAAATAATGATATTATTGGACAATTTATCAATGAAAGAATTATTATTGATCCTGAAATTAGAGAACCACGTATCCGTATTGATAAACTATATCAAGATTTCAGAATCTGGACTGTATCAAATGTAATAAAAGGTAAAAAATGCCCCGATAGAAATCAACTCAAAGCATATTTTGAGAAAATACTTGCTACACCTTATGATGTAAAGGGTTGGCGTGGAATTGGATATCGCCTTGATGATGAAGATGAAGATGATTGATTAATATTCATTAGATATTCCAATTCTTTTTTAACATCTTTATCGCTATATTTATTTTTACTTGCAATTGTTGGCTTAAATCTACTACAATCATAAACCTTATTATCTTTTGCAGGAATAATTATAGTATCTCTTTCATTTTTATTATTGCAACATGAATAGCATGAATTATTATTAAATAATTCGTCGATGAGTTCTTTGAAATCAAACATTTTATATTAAAATATTAAGTATAATTATATCATTTTTTTTATAAAAAATGATTATATAAAATTTATAATTTTCTTATAACTAATATAAAATGGAGTTCTGCGAAGTGTGTGACAATATGCTATATGTAAAAACAAATGAAACTAAACAATTAGTTAAATATTGCAAGCATTGTAATTTTGAAAAAATAGAAACTACAAATTCTGCTATTAGAATATCGCAAAAGATATATAGTGAAGATGATTTGTTATACAATCAAAATGTAAATAAATATCTACGTTTTGATCCTACTTTAAGAAGAATTAAGGATCCTCATATTGCTTGCCCCAATACTGATTGCTCAGCTACCCCAGATAACAATCAAGTAATTTATATTAAATATGATTCAAAAAACATGAAATATTTATATGTTTGTGAAACTTGTGGGGAAACTTGGAAACAAAATTAAAAATTGATATTAGTTTATATTATTTTTTTAACAAATTACAATGAAATCATGGTTTATTAAGCTAGCTATTATTTTAATTTGTACTATTAATATTGATTGTTATAGTTTATTTATGTCAATTGCAGATAAATCTTATAATATTAAATACAAAAAATTATTTACTGATTCGTATTTAGATTTAAAGCCTAATAAAATGATATTATCAGATACTAAGGTTTGTAAAATATGCAAAGAAAAAATTAATGTTAAAAGAGAAATCCCTTACAATTGTACTATTCCAATGGGATGTCCATTTAATAGAAATACAAAAAGTAATATTGAAGATAGTTTTAAAGGATAATTAAAATGTCATTATTAGTGTAGAATATGGAAAATACTATTTATGCTGAAATAATTGCTACAATAGCAGGTATATTATCTACAATAGCTTTTATACCACAAGCTTATAAAATATTTATTACAAATCAAACAGATGATTTAGATATTTTTACTTTTATGTTATTATTTATTATATATTTCTTATGGATTATATGGGGAATGTTACTTAATAGTTATAGTATAATAATATTTAGTTTTATACAGCTATTTTTAATTTTATATATAACTATGAAAATTTATAAAAATTTCAATGGTGATATTAAAAAACATTATAATTATTTTCTTAAATTATAATTTCATCAATCTCTAATATATTATAAGTATATCTTGCAAGCATATAAAAATAGTCTGATAGTATATTGATAAATTCTAGACATTTTTGTATATATTCTACATTACTTCGTGTAAGTAATTCTGAGTTAAAATAATAATAATTCATAGAAACAAGTTTTCTTTCGGCTGCTCTACATTTTGCTCGTGCTTTAAAAATAGAAGCTATTGTTATATTACCACCAGATAAAACGAAATTATTCTGTATTGGTAATATTTTATTAATTTCAACAAGATAATCCTTTATTTTATTGGTACTTAATTCTTTATAAGTATCTTTAAATAACACATTATGTTCAATAGTATTAATATCTTTTTGAAATTCATATAGTATTTCATAATATTTTGTTATTAAATTTAAATATTTATTATCTTTGATAATATATTTATATACTAATGTATTAATATATCCTATCTCCGCACTTAGCTCATCGAGTTCTCCAAAAAATTTAATGATTATATTACTCTTAGAAACTTTTGTGCCATTACTTAGATATGTTGTACCCTCTTGTATTTTTGTATTCATTTTTTTATATTGTCAATTTTATTTTTATATAAAAAAAAATGATATTAATATATTAGAATTATATTAACTAATGTCTTTGTCTTATAAAGCAAATCATATTGAAGATGTTTCTAAAACAAACGAATCGCTTGGTAAAGATAAAATATCTAAACCAATTATGACTGTTTATGAGTTTGATAAGATTATTGGGATGCGTACTCAGCAATTATCTTCTGGTGCAACGCCTTTTATAAATGGTGTTAAAAAAAATATATCTAGTAATATGGAGTTGAGACAAGTGGCTCTTGAAGAATTAAAGCAAGGCAGATTACCTTTTATAATTGAAAGAGATTTGCCAAATAAAAAAAAAGAGTGTTATCGGGTAAGAGATTTAGATTTAGTTGCTATTAAAGAACGTATAAGATAAAATTTTAAAAAATTAATATTTAATTATTTTTGTTATATTCATTTAATGACTATGTTCTTTGGTATCTTTATTGTTGTTACAATCTCTTATACTTAGGAAGTATAGTAATGTGTATTATGTGTTTGTTTATTTTATATTTTGAGTACATAATTTTGAATTTCTTTTAACTTTTTATAAAGGTTTATAGAAAAATTGTATTTAATAAGGTATGTTTTTGGATTAAACTTGTATCCAGTAATTATGCTACAATGGATGTAGATGATTTTATCAGGTGTGGAAGATTTGTTAATGATATATAATTATCAATTTAAGTAATCTTGTAATATTAAAGATAACGTACAAGTTGAAGTTATGCCATTTACGAGAGCCATTAATCCAAATATCATTAGAATAACTAATGGTATAATATTAGCATTCTTATACTTACTCATTTCCATATATGTTAAACCACCAAGTATTAGTATTAATAGTCCTAAGAAGGTTTGAACTATAAGCATTATGCTATAAAAATTAATTCCAGGTGTTCCTTCTACCTTTACGTTAAGTGTATCATTATTAATTTTAATTAGATTATCTCCATAATTTAAATTATTGAATTGCAAATCTTTACTTATTTTTATATTTGCATCATTGGAAAAATATTTATCTTTGATATATTGAGAACGCCCCGCTGTTCTACATACTATATAGATTTCATTTGCATATTCTAGATGTTTACATATGGTATGTTGATTAAATTTAATCATATCCATTGGTATATTATAAAATCCATAATCTCCTGATGGTGCAAAGCGCTTATTATATACCTCGTCGCTCTTACGAATATCTATAAATATATATTTCATTCTATAAATTAAAAATATTATTTTATAGGACTACGAGAACTACGAGAACTACGAGAACTACGAGGATATGAACGCAATCCTTCAATTATAGATAAATCAGATACTATTATTTTTTTACTTTTGGATTTATCTGGACATATTTCACTTGTTTTATAATAACTAATTTCATGTCTTGGATAATCAATGTAATATTTTGTATTAAAAGGTAATAAAACTTCTGCTTCATTATAATTACTGACATTGTCAATTAGTATAATTTTGCTTCCTTTCGTTACCTTTATTCTCATAACACAACATTTACCACCCATATATGTAACAGCTTCTTTGAAATTAAAGGAGGCACTATTCAATGTTTTAGAAATAAAGTTTCCATCTGCTGACCCTTTAATATAGTATTCGTCGTTAACACCTCTATAAAATACAAGTGGTTTTTCAATAACAGGTGATTTTTCAAATATTTTATATATGTCTTTAATATATATTTTAAGTATATTTTTCCAATTAAATGATACATAATTCTCTTTTATATAATCTTCTAAATCTATTCTTGTATAGTCTTTAAATTTCTTATCAGTATTGTATAAATATTTTTTAATTTGATAATAAAATAAAATAAAATCTCTATTTGCATTGAATTGTTTCTTATTGACTATGATTTTTGATTTTCTACTATCGTGATAATCAACTTCGTCAATATTAACATCAATATTAAAATTATTATTAATAAAATAATTTACTATAACATCTCCATCATGTGTATGACATCTTAATGTGTATAACTCTTCGGGTGTTAATGATTTTATGAACGCATTTTGTGATTCAATAAATTCATTATAATCATCTGGATTTACTGTAACATATAATTTATTTATAAATTTTTTATTATAATCATTATATAATAAATTAATGTTTATTTCATATTTCTTGAATACTATATCATCCTCATCGTGTGTATCAGATAAATTGTGTTTATCTATTTTAAATGTATTATAGGTTAAATTAGTTTTTTTACCAGAAAACTCTTTTGATAATTCTTGATATTTATTATAATATTCACACATCTTTTTATGATTTTCGTCCATATATATATCTTTATTATATTCAATGCGTTTCCTTGCACGATATAAACTACTTGTTAATGATTTTTTAACGTTCTGAGATAATTTATACATTTGCTATTAAGAGCACATAATTTTATAATTCTCATAATCTCAAAAATATTTAATATTATTTTTATAAAAATAAATAAGTCACTCTCAGTGGGGCTCGAACCCACGACCACATGGTTAAAAGCCATGCGCTCTACCGACTGAGCTATGAGAGCTTGTGGAAGTAATTTACCTTCCATATGTATTATATGGTTTTGTCTTTATATGTTTTATTAGTTGAAAAAATTGATTATTAATATAGTGTATATAATTACATCAATGATGAATAGCAATACTCTTGTTAATACGATGATTATATTTTCAATGTTATATATTAATAACTACTTTATCATAGATATATTCAATTATTATATAGAAAGTATTGATATTTATAAAATGATCATTAAAAAAAAGAGTACATAATTTAATTTTCTTAGAGATTTTATAAACTTTTTATAATTTTAACTTTTTTATTAATTATGTACTCATTTTATTAGCATTTCAAAATCTGTAATATCTAAGATTTTTACACCTAATTCTGTTGCTTTATCTATTTTACCTGACTTCTCAGTCTTATTTTTAACAATTAAATAATTAGTTGATTTAGATATTGATGTAACTATTTTACCACCATTTTCTACTATTATTTTTTCATAATCTTTATTTCTAAACCCAGTAAATATAAACTTTTTATCTTTGATATTAGCTTTTTCAGTCTTTTCAACAGACTTATCAACTTTTTCTTGAATACCCTTGCATTTAATACCAAGAATGTCATAGAACTCATAAAATCGCGGTAGATTTTCTATGAAAAGTTTTGCGCTTATTTCCGCTATCCCTTCTACTTTCATAAGGTCTTCAATAGATATTTTAAGGCTTTTCTCGCGATTTTCGGCATTATCTATTAATATACTAGAATATACATCTGTAATCATTTTAATTTTCTTATAACTAAATCCTCTACCTAACATATTTGACGCATCCATTAAAACAAGACAATCTAACTCTTTCACTTTTTCAAGAGATTTCAAGATATTATCTGCACTTTTAACCTTAAAACCTTCTATTTTTAACAAATCTTCCTTCTGTATTTTCAATATACTTTTGATATCATGAAATCCTGCATTATATATCTTGGTAATATTACCTGGCCCCATATTATCAACGTCTGCTGTTTTCATAAAATATACTATATTTTTGATATCAAAATCCGCATTTCTACCCTCACTAATTTTAATAATATCTACATGCGTATCATTCCATTTATAATCCTTATCTAATTCGCCAGGCATACTAGGTTTTCCATTTGCAGATGCTGTTAATACATATTGTATATGTGGAATAACATTACCAGAACGTATAATAACTATTCTTGAACCAGGTCCAATATTATTCTTTTCAATATATCCAGCATTGAAACCAGTTGCCTGTTTAATTTTAACATCATCCAATAAGATTTCATCAAACTTAACAATGGGTTTCATGTATTTATCCTTAGATATATTCCATTCAACTTCTTTGACAATAACTTCTACTTGCTCTAATGTGTGTATTGATTTGAAAGCAAATGAATATTCGGGATTCTTTCCAAGTGCAATTTCATATACTTTACTTATATCAGAAATTACAATACCGTCAATGACATATTTATTCTTTCTAGAATCTTCTAAATTCTTAGATAAGAATGCTAAGTTAATATCATCAATTACATTATTATTTACAACATTGAATTTCATTTTATCCAACTCGGGTAGACCATTTGGTAAATTGGGGTATACCAAAGTATATGCAACAAAATCTATCATTTTCAATAATTGCTTATTTAATATTTTAGAATTAATCGCACCACTTACAGTATTACGGGGATTTGATAGGGTATCATCTTGATTCTTTAATATATCCCAATTATTTTTTGATATAATAAATTCGCCACGCACAGCTAACTTATCTTGCTTTTTTATCTTAGGAAATCCACTAATATATTTATGCAAATGTGATATATCTTGTCCTTCGCGACCATTTCCGCGAGTATATAATTTAATATTATCACCATCATATACAAACATACCACTTACACCATCTAACTTGTCACTAATTAAATAAGGACCCTGATATTTTTTCTTGTACTTAGTGATTTCGCTTTCACTATCTTTGATTTTGTTTTGAGAACCCATATAATAGGGCAATTCAACCTTATTGTCAACGTCGGCACCAACTCTTTTCAAGTAAGCATCCTTTGGATATTTTTTACGAATGTAGTCTTTGATAATATCATAAATATCGTCAGTTAATTTAGGTTGCCCACTATTGAAAAATGCTTTATCGGCTTCTAAGAGAACATTTATAATATCCTTTTTTTTATTTGTTTTAATAAAATCCTGTGGCCTCGCATTTATAAAACTATAATCATAATCCATAATCCACAATACTATTATATAGAAATCATTTTTTATATAAAAAAAGTATAATTTAATAGGAACGCGAAATGGCACACTTTAAGTATTTAATTTTATTTTTAATAAGATAAATACATCTTTTAATGTGTTTTGTCATATCACTATAATATTCGTCTGACCTATTTTTTTTACTTTGATTTTATCATTTATATCAATATTACAAATGGCATCTTCACGACAAAGACCTTTATGTTTATAAGAACTATAAATAATATTATACTTATTATGTTTTTTTTTGCAACTTTCTATATTTTTTTTAAATAATCTTGCAATTATCCATAATACTTGTAATAAATAGTACTTATAATGTCTATCAATTTTCATATAAAATAATATTACGTATATAATAGTATAAAAAAATAATGTATACCTTCTTAGATATGTTTGAATATATTTATGCCATTGAAAAAAATGAAACACAAGTAGTTAAACCTAAGCTAACACGTGTAGATGTAGATTAAAATATTTTTTTAAATTTTAAAACACATTGATTGCCAATATATTTTACAAATAATATTCTATTGCTTACATTATTAAATATTTTATTGAAATCCAAGTGAGAATAATCTTCACCATCAAAACATTTATTTTTGAGACCTTTTAATGTAATGGGATCTATTTTATCAAAATCGTCAATATATATAATACATTCTCCTTTAAAATTTTTGTATATTTGATATATTTCTTGTTCTAATGGTACTTGATTTATTCCCGGAACAATACCATTTATTTTTTTACCTACATAACCAGTATCTGTATTATATCCTTTCCATGGTGATATATCCCAATTAACACTAATGTCACCACTCCAATGAGCATCTAACCAAAATAATATATTTTCGTTTTTTAAATTTGGCTGAGATGATAGTTCTAATAAAACACGTTTACTATCACCTTTTAAACATTTAATATTTTTAGTATTACTAAATTTATTAACTGCTGTATTATACAATAAGTCGTTAATTTCTATTGTGTAAACCTTTTTAAATATTTTAGATAAGATTTGTGTTCCGTCCCCCTTAAATGTCCCTGTTTCTATCGCAGTATTATAAGTATTATCAATTATTTTTTCTATTATATTATATGAAAAGCCTCCCATCAGCAATAGTTTATATAAAAGGTAAACTCTTTAATAATATAAAAAGCATTTTTAATGCTATCAAGTAATATCAACATTGATAATACCATATTGCTAAAAGAATTGTGTAATAATATTAATTTAAATTATAATTTTAATAAAAAAAATCTAGATAAAGATAATATAACACAATATGATTATATTATCAAAAGTGTTGCAGAATTAGAAGAAAATTATAAAAATAATATACTTGAAGAATATTCTAATAAATGCATAAATAAAAATATACTATATAAATTAAATAATAAGTTTGATGGTGATCAAGTTGCTATAATTTGTTATAGTGTTTTAAAAGAGTATTAACATATACTACACTTATTTTGTTTTTCTACAATTTTTATTTTTTGAATAATTTTTAGTACGTGTTTAATATCTGGTCTATCGTCTGGATTTGTACTCCACATTTGTTTAATAAGATCTTGTAATTCAATAATTTTTATTTCTTTTATATCGGGTCTATAATCTAGTTGAATAAGTTGTATTACATGTGGATTTATATCTAATTCCGAATATGGTATTTTTCCACTACAAATAAACCAGAAAATTAGAGCTAAGGAATATATATCTATTTTAAGGTCATAGTCCTCACCATTATTAAATATTATTTCAGGAGCCATATATCTTAAAGTTCCTGTACATCCACTCATTTTATATTTTTCATGTTTTTTCTTAACTTTTCTTGATAAGCCAAAATCTGTTAATTTAATACGTAAATCTTTATTTAGTAATATATTAGATGGTTTTAAATCACGATGCATAATGGGATAATAGCAATGATGAAGAAAATATATTGCTTGTGTAAGCTCATATATCCATATATATGCTAAATATTTTTTAGGTTTCCATAACTTATTTTTTTCATAATATTTTTTTGAATAATATACATCTAGAGAAGAATTTGGCATATATTCGTATAATAATAGTAAGGGGTCAGTTATAGTACATGCCCCGAGAAATAAAACTAAATTTGGATGTCTCAAATGAGATATAACTGATATTTCATTTATCATATCTTGATATTCAATGTCATTATTGTTATGTTTTAAACATTTAACAACACACTTTAAACCACGCCATGAAGCTTTATTAATAACACCATTACCACCCTCGGCTAATTTTTCATATAATAATATTTCATTATGTTTCAATTCCCACCACTCTGCTCTCCCCCTGATATAAAAAGGAACATGTTCAATATAAAGAGAGTTATTTGATGAATTAGATTTAATATCATCATCAGAATCGTTTTTTTGTATTATATATGCCATATTATAATTAATATTATAATTGTTGTAATATATCATTTTTTATAAAATGTAATAAACCAATTTTGCTTTTCCCAAGTAATATCATAATCGGCTTCTATTTCATTTGCTAAATCTTTTATGCTTTCATAATCGTGTATATAATAAAATCTTTTAATTACATTATCTTTGCTTAATTTCCAATTAACATAGTTTGGTCCAGTAATAAAATCTCTACAATCGCTTTTATTATTCTCTTGATTATTAAAGTGTTTTTCTTTTGACCAAAAAGATACAAGTAATTTACCACCACTATTTAAACATTCTAATAATTTGTTAATTGCAATAATCTGTTCATTAACATTTTTAAGATGATGTAAAACGGCAATAGAAATAATTTTATCATATTTTTTATCAGTATTTATATTTAAAACATCATTATAAAAAACATTTAGCTTTTTATTATAACATATATCAAGTAATTTATGTGATATATCAAAACCTTTACATACATAACCTAATTCCGATGCATATACCATATTTTTTCCATTACCGCAACCACAATCTAATAGTGTTTCATTATCATTGCGATTATTTAAAAATACCTTTACATTATTCCATATTCTAACACGCGAAGTATCAAAAGCTTTATATATAATATCATATTGATTAGCAATAATTGTGTTATGATAATTCATTGTTTATTTTCTGCGGTTTTACACAATATTATAACACGATATATATTTATATATAATCAGCAGAGCGACTTAGGTCGGCTTTCGGGACCTCGACAACATCATATGGATCTTTATTAAGTAGAGGAGTATTAAAAGTGAGTTGTTGTGGTATATCATAAACATCGCGTAATTTATAACCTACTATATTATCATTATTTATACTTATTTTTAGGTCATTTGTATTATCAGTTGGTATCATATAAAATTCGGAGAAATGTCTATCTTTTTGTCTCGCAAATAATTTCCAATTATTATTACCTGAATCTTTTTTATCAGATGTGCTGGTAATATATGCAACAAGCCTAAAAGTATCCCCTGTTTCTTGTGTATTAACATACATGCGACGTCTATTAATATTATTAGCTAAATTTGTATGAGAACGAGTATCGCCACGATTAAGAGGTGGATATAAATCATCATCTAATACTTTTCTATCGCGCGCTATTGTATCTGTATCGCTTTTAGTTTGTGGAATAGTTGTTTTTTTTAATCTATTAAAATCATCTACGGACATACAAATCTTGTTTGAAGCAGGTTTTATAGCTTCTTGATTATCTTGTTTATATATATAATTCCAAACTAAATAGCCAATAATTGCAAAAAACAAAAAAAATACGACAATAAGAATATGTGGTAAATATTTTGTTAATGTCATATAAATATATCTACTATATTGTAATATAAATATGTTAGATTATGTGATTAAAAATACTACTTCTATAAATTTTGGTATTTGTTGTTCATTGGGATATTTATATAGTATAATTTTTTTACTTAACTATATGAAAAAGAAGGATTATAAATATGAATTGAAAACTATTTTGATTTATTATAATTTAGTGCAGATTTTACTAAATAGTTATATTATATATGGAACTTATTATATTATATCAATACCAAATATCTTTGCAATTAATATACCATATAATGATAGTTTAAAATACTATGTTTATTTACATTATTTATCAAAATATCTAGATTACTTTGATACCTATTTTATAATTTTCAAAAGAAAGGAAAAAGAACAAATGTCATTTTTACATGTTTATCATCATAGTACGATTAGTTTATTATGGGCTATTATAGTTAATAACGGGCATGGAAATGGTTCTGTAACATATTGTGCATTTATTAATAGTTTAATTCATTTAATAATGTATAGTCACTATTTAGTTACATCATTTGGTTATATAAATCCTCTTAAAAAATTTGTTACTATGTCGCAAATAGGTCAATTTTATAGTTGTATTGCACATTCTGTATTAGTAGTATTATATGAAAATATAGTTCCAAAAAGTTATGCTTTATTAGAATTAATTTATCATACTAGTTTAATAATACTTTTTACAAATTTTTATAAAAAAACTTATAATATAAATAAACTAAAATGATATAAAAATAAAGAGCTATATATATATAGCTTACAGGCACGACACAAACTAATAACAAAATGCAATCCCGTTACAACAAACGATCCAACTTTGATGAACTTCGTAAAAACGAACTAACATCACGTGCAGGATTTGGTTGGGAAGATGGGGAAGAAGAACGTCTAATTGCTATGAGAGTAGAAAAATCTTCATATGAAGATATTGCTAGTGAACTTAAACGCACAGTTCGCAGTATTCAAACACGCCTTTATCAACACATTTGTAAACAAGTAGAAACAGAATTTGTTGAAGAACAAAGTCTACTTGAACAATATGAAGTCACCAAAGAAGATCTCGATGAGTTTAAAAAGAAACGTGAAGAGCATCAAAATAAGATGGCTTCTCGCAAACGCAATAACAGATATCAACGTGAATCTTCACGCCCATATATTCCATATGAAAATCGTAATGCCAATTATGATATTCGCAATGAGCTAAATGTTCTACGTCAAGAAGTTCGTGAACTACGCCAAGAAGTTCGCGAACTTCGCAGTACCTAAGTTGCCTTAATTATTCATTAGTGAAGTAATAATAGATGCTATATTGAGTAGGGCGTCAATCTTACCCAATTCATATTTAACCATATCATTATTTTGTATATTATTTTTATCTAAATTTACTATGATAGTATCATTTTTAGTAGAAATATGAATTTGTTTAATATTTGAAACATCAATATGAATATTAGATAATATCAATTTTTTTGCGACTAATTCACTATTATCAATCAATGTTTCATTTTTTTTGAGATATATTACAGCTTCATTATTTGTAGTAGAATTAGTATTTATATTACTCTTTATACTATCAATAATACCATTGATATCTACAATAGAATTGCTGCGTTGCATACTTTTTTTAACTTTTCTGACACTTAGCAAATAGTTTTTATAAATAAACTTTTGGTTATCGTCCATTATTTTTTTTTTGCTAAGACGAAGAGATGTGGTTTTGTTTTTCCTTAGATTGAGCAAATGAACATTAAGATAAGATTCGGTAATTCCAATGAAAGCAAGTGCAATAAGAATGTAATACTTCATAGTTAAAACAATTCTAATAAAAATAGTCATCAATTTTTTATATAAATAGCACTTTTTATTATGCTATGTATTCTAATGTCTATATTTGAGTATATATAAAGTTTTGTAAATACTTTATCATATTCATAGAACTTAATATATCCAATATAAATATTTACGAAAGGATATTTATTTTTGAGATATATAAAAATATTATTATTTTTTTCACATTTTACAAAATCAATCTCTGTAAAATATCTTAGCTCATATAATTTAAACTTTTTGATTTTCCTTGATATATCCTTAGATTTTTTCACTAAACTATCTAAGTATTCTGATTTAGACATAATTATAATATTTATTATTGATATATCATTTTTTATTTCTAAATTTATATATTCTTCCTTTTTTCTCTTTTGTTTTTTTTGCTTTTTCTAACTCGTATTTAGTTAATTCTTTAAATGTAAGTGGTGTTTTTGATGTTACTCGTTTAGTAGGTCGATAAACATCATTTACATTACGATATCCTACTTCTCCTCTCTGATTTTTCCATTCTTCTTTAAACCATCTTGCTAGCCCCTTTTTAGTAGGTTTTTTACCATGATATGCTTCATTTGATTTATACTTTTTAAAATATGCTTTTTTATATTCCTTAACTAATATACCACTTCTATATGCGGAATGCCGAGGATATTTATTATAAACTTTATTTTTAATTATTTCATATAGTTTAATATCTTTCTGTATATTTGCCATTATTCTATATAATTAAAATTATTTAAAAATTGATTATAGTTATTTATATATTATTTATACCATTTTCAAAATAATGAATGAAGAAGAACTTTGGAATCTTTTTGATGACATTAAAAAGGAGGAGCATATTGATAATGGTATAAATAATACTGATGTAATAAAATGTTATTGTGGTTGTGAAGATTTTATTAAAGAAGATAATATGAATATATGTACAAAATGTAGTTCTATTGTTTCAAACGTAATTGAAAGTGGGGCAGAATGGAGATTTTATGGAAATGATGATAATAGAGATGGTGATCCATCACGATGTGGGATGCCAACAAATAATCTTTTACCAAAATCTTCTATTGGTTCTATGATTAGTTGTGGTTATAAAGATAATATAGATATCAGGCGAATACGTATGTTTCAAATGTGGAATAGTATGCCATATGATGAAAGAACATTATGGAATGTATTTGATAAAATGACTGCGAATACTATAAATAATGGAATACCACAAAAAGTTATAGATAATGCTAAGGTATTATATAAAAAAGCATCAGAAAAAAAAATATCACGTGGAGACAATAAGGATGGACTTATTGCATCATGTATTTATCACTCATGTTTATTAAATAAAGTTCCTAAGAGTTCAAAAGACATCGCAGCAATGTTTAATATTTCACATGTTACCTTGAATAAAGGCAATTCACGATTTCAAACTTTATTACAAATTAATGTTTCTTCACCAGATCCCATAGACTTTATTTCACAATATGGTAATAATTTAAGTATGTCTATTTATGATATTAATAAATGCAAAGAATTAGTTAAGTTTATTGAAGATAATGAAATAATGAATGATAATTCACCCACATCTTCTGCTGCTGGTATATTATATTATTACTCTATTATTAAAAACTTAGGATATACTAAAAAGAAATTTGCAAAAGCATGTAATGTATCGGAAGTTACTATTGTTAAATGCTACAAAATAATTAATAATTACAATGATTTTATTATAAAAAACATTGATATATTCGTTTAATATATGTTAATATTTATAACATTATATTATAAATGTACTATGAATAATGAACTATTTACATCAATTTGTAATGGCGATATACAAAATAGTCTATTATTAGCAACAAAAATAATTTTTTTACATGACACATTTGAGCTATTAGAAAACATTTATATAGATGTTTGTTCATATATAGGTACTTATATATCATTATCTGATATTAGCAAACTAATAGATGTTATTAATCAAACAAAAGACATTATAAATTCAGAAAAAGTTATTATAAAAGATAATTATAATTTAATAACAAAATTATGTATTATTTGTGATATATATAATAAACATCCAACAGCCAAATGTAGTAATATGTCAATAACAGTTATAAAAAGCAAGATTGCTCATATTATTAACAATAATGAAATGAAATTATCTTATAATGGTATAATGCATTTTGAAGGTATATTACCACCACAAGACCATGAAAATTATATGACTGCATTAAAAATTATTTCAATATTTATTAAAACTATTAAATCAACTGATAACATATCCGTAGATAGTCATGATATTCTAAAAGATATATCTAATAATTTAAGATTAGTTACAGAGTTTATATTAAGAAAAAAATTAAAATTTGAAACTAAATTTAACACAAATGATGATGATATTGTTTGGTTTTTATGGGGTATATATAGCATACTTTATAAAGACACTATTGTTGATAATACATATGCTTTGTATAATTACGAATATAAAAAGAAACATAAAACTACTAGAAGTGGTTTATTACATGCATTATCTTTAATAGCTATTTATATACATAAAAAGGATATATCACGAGGATGGAATAGTCGTGAAAAAATAGTAATACAAAAAATAGATGAAGTCGCTATCAAATTATATAATGAAATTAAAAGAGATATTATTAAAGAAAATCCAGATAAATTTGAAAAGTTAGAGAAAAAACAAGAAGTTTCTCATTATGATGGTTTAGATTATATTATTAATTTTATACCTGAAATAGATACTGCAAAATATAATGCAATGAATACTGCGCAAAATATGTATCCAAAAAGTACAGGATCAAAATCTGTTGAGTATAATAACTCCAAGATTATATCATATTAATCTTATTATATTTTTTTATTATATCTTGTTTTGATATACTATATGCTCCAACATTATTTTTAACATTATATTTAATATTATTTAGCTTTGCAATTAATTTATTAGTTACCTTGCTTGTTTTTATAAACCAGTTTGTATTAATATTATCATTATTATTACATTTTTTTGTTTTTCCTGTACTAAAACCTACACGTTTTATTGCAATACTACAATCGGGCTTTTTTACAAATTTATACCATTTACAAGGTTGAGATTTATTGATTTTTTTTCTTTTATAATTTCTTTTTTCCCATATTTGAAATATTGTTTTAATATCAACAACCTTATTTTTATTTATATATGAATTAGGAGGTAAAATTTTACTATATTTTAAATGATAATTACTTGGAAAAGCTTTTTTAAAACTAAGTTTATTAAAACTAATTGGTAATATAAAAGCAATTGTTTTTGCTTTTAAGTTAGCGGCATGTTTTATAAATTTTATAGCGGTTGAAGATTTATTTCCAAATGGAGGATTTCCAATTATATGTAAATTGTCATTTGTTGTTTTAAGTTTTAAAAAGTTTTGTTTAATTATATTTTTATGTTCAGGTTTAATATCATAAAACTTATAGTTATTTGATAGTTTCTTTATATACTTAATAAATGATCCATTACCAGCACTAGGCTCAATAATAGTATCTGACTTTCTAATTTTAATATTATTTTTAATGGCATTATAACATATTTTTACAGTTTTATCAACAGTATAATATTTATAATAATTGATAGGCATTATTTATTTTATAATGATATAAAGTTTTTCAAAGTGATATTATTAAAAATGGTTGATGAAAAGTATTTTGAAACAATTAATACAATGGAAAAATCTTACATATTCGGTTTAATACTATTTAATTTAAAAGATAGATATGATGGCAAATATCTAAAATGTAATTTAAAAATATTGGATATTAAAACTAATAATAGGTATTTAACATATAATTATTATAACAAATGCGAATCGTACGATAAATTAAATTATCCTTATTTCAAGAATATTGATATGATTATTGAAAAACTATCACAACTTGGAGATGTATATGTTAGCGAATATAATAATATAGAATTATGTATATCTTCAATTAAAATAGTAGAAGATATACAAAAAGTAATTAATAATGATAGTTTAGAATTATTAATTGATTCAAATTTATCTAATATTGTAAATAGTCTTAATAGTTTTGATTTAAAAAATCAATTTATCAAAGCATATCTAGAACAATTTGCTAAAATAGTAGGTACTACTTTGCAAGTAGCTATATATAATAATAAAAATTATGAATTATTATCTGAACTTTACAAAGTACCTTTTACAATTCAAAAAGAAGTCATTGGATATACTATTGAATATAAAGATTCAGATATGTTAGATTTTCTTGGAATAGTTTATGATACAAAGTACCATTATATTAATTACAATTTATATAATTTTAATGATTGCGACAATTTACCAATGATTAAAGTATATATGGCAAATGAAAATGCAATTATTCCCACAAAAGCATCTTATAGTGATGCTGGCTATGATTTAACTATTATAAAAGAACATAAAGTATTAAATAGTGATACGATTTTATATGATACAGGTATCAAGTTAAATATTCCAAATGGATATTATGTAGAAATTGTCCCAAGAAGTTCTATTAGTAAATCTGGATATATACTCGCAAATAGTATTGGTATTATAGATCAGAGCTATCGTGGCAATTTATTAGTTGCGTTAAGAAAAATTAATAAAGATTGCCCTAATTTGGAATTACCATGGAAATGTTGTCAACTAATTGTTAAAAAACAAATATATTCTAATTTTCAATTAGATTTGGATGATTTAAATAAGACAAAAAGAGGTGATGGAGGTTTTGGAAGTACTGGCTAAAATATTCTAGAATAATAATGTTGTTTATTTTTATGTGAATTACTAATTAAAGGTTTAATTATTAATACTAATATGAAACATAATATAATATTTAAGATAAATACAGGAATAATTACTGGTAAAATATTGTTATAAACATTTACACCAAAATAATCTAAATATTTAAACCACATTTCACGTGTATATTCTGTTTGTTTAAAGAACATATATAGATAATTTTTGCATTCATAAATTAATATATTGTTGATTTCACTGATATCCATTATATATTATTATAATATTATACATACTAATCAATTTTTATACATTTTGTTAGTAATTTTATTATGAATATCATCATATGTTTCTAATGAATAATTAATAAAGAATGGATTTTTAGAATAAGAATTACTGCATATGTAAACATGATTAAACAATTGTTTTATTTTATCTTTTATTAATACATCATTAATACCTACGTTCCAAAGATATATGCTATGTTTTTTAATAGGACATACTATATGTATATTATTTAATAGATGTTCTTTAATATCTCCTTCTTTTTCAAGTGATTTATCACTAAATATTTTTTCCGCATCTATATTAAATTTTGTTACATTATTTAGTAATTTTTTTTGCTCTTTGTTTAAAAATTTAAATTTCAACAAATTATCTTTTGAGAATGTTAATATTATTAAATTAGTTATAAATGTTTTATAACGTGTTGTAATAAATATATTTGACTTATATAGTATATCAATTATTTCAGTATTATAAATTATATTGCCATTATTTTCTCCAATATAATTAATCATTTTATTAATTAATACTGATTTATCATCTGTCATAATAAAATATTCAATATCATTATTAATATCGTTTGTAAATAATGTTATTGCAAACATTGCAGAAATATTATCATATATATATTCAAAGTTATCAATATTTATTTTAAGCAAATTATAATCATGTGCTGATAATATAGAACGGCAAAATTTAACAAAATTTTGACTATTAAGTATTTTTTTTGATATTAATTTGGATTTATTGATGATATTAAATATTATTTTATATGTATTATTATTATATTTCAATGTATATTTGTTGTAATTTATAGAAAACTTATTTAAAAGAGTAATATAATTACTATGATTTTTATTGAAAATTCTGTAATTATTTTTTTTGTCATTAAATGAATTACGTTTTTCAATTATAGTTACTTTATATCCATTATCAAGACATTTAATTGCCGAATATAATCCTATAAAATTGCACCCGGCTATTACTAAGTTATTATTCATATATTAATTGATTTAATTATCTAATATGTTTTTATATGCGTATTATAATTTCTAATAATTAACTATATATTTATTAAGGATAATTTATGATATGGGAAATACATCATCAAGACAAAATACTTATCAACAATATCATAGAGAATTAAATGCTCCTAAAAAAAATGTAATGGAAGATGCTCAATTAAAAAAAATAGATATGAAAACACTAAATTATTATGAAGTTTTAAACGTAAGTAAAGATTTTACATGGGAAGAACTTAAAGAATCGTATAGAAAGCTTGCTATTAATGTACATCCTGATAAGCCCAATGGTAATAAAGAGCTATTTAATATTATAACATATTCTTTCAAACAATTAGCAAAAGAATATAAAAATCGCACGAGTGATTTAGACCATTATGATTTAAAAAAACAATCAAGTGAATTCTTTCATAAAATGACTAGTGAAACTATGACACATCCTAGTGATATGTTACAAAATCCTGATGAAGCATTTTCTACTAAATTTAATCGTAATTTTGAAAAATGTAAAGTATTAGATGATGATATTGATTTTGGTTATGGTGAAAAAATGCATATATCTTCACAAGTGCGCGAAGATATAAATATAGAAAAATTAATTAAAAAAGATAAAATAGATAATGAGAGTTTTAATAAGCTTTTTAATAAAAATGTACCAGTAAACAAACAGCTTGTTAAATATAAAGAACCTGAACCTTTACTATTAGCAAAATCATTGAACTTTACAGAATTAGGTAGCAAAAAATCGGATGACTATACAAGCAGTATAGAAAAGATAAATAATTTATCTTATACTGATTATATGAGAGCACATGATGGCACTCGTCTTGTAGATCCATCGTTAATAAAGTCAGGAAAACAATTTAAAACAATTGAAGAATATAAAGCATATAGTGATAATAAAGCTGAAAGACAAATGAGTGAAAAAGAACTTAAATTACAAGAATTAAAAAAATTAAAAGCAGAAAAAGAAGAAAAAATGCGTTTATCTAGATTAAAGAAATATGATGAAAGTGTAGAGAAGTCTTTTAATAAAGCTAATAAACTATTTTTGAAATAATTTCTTTTTTATTTTTTTCTGTATCATTCCATCCAAGTTCAAATAATTCTCGCGACTTTTCTTTATCAATATACAAGTAATTATTTGGTTTAAATTTTCTACCCCACATATGTCTATGTATTATTATTTTATTAGTCTCATTAACGTTTTTATAATCATATTTTATATCACCATCTATATATCTATTACCCTTATATTTTTTTGAAAAAGTGCTCCCTGACAAATAAGGTAAATAAGAACTACATAGACAATAATTAATAAGATCATCAATATCTATAAAATCATCTTTTTCTTCTGTTTTCATTTTAAATAATGCTCCATCTAATTTAGTTGATATTATTGATATTTTATTAAGATTTTTAGGTTCTTTTTTTTTATATCTTAATTTAAGATTATCTTCTATGTTTTTTTGAAATATCTTTAAATCACCTTGTATTTTTAATTTTGTTACATTATCGCCAATAGTATAACTCCATATTTTATCATGATTTGATAAATCATCTTCCTGAGTGTACAATAAAGAACACCACGCACCACCAGATATTCCTGTTATTTTATAGTCAGGTATAACGATATTTTTCTTTATATATCCAATAACACCTATACTATATGGTAGAAATAATCCTGTGCCATAAATATTAATATTGGTAAATGCTTTCGCAATACTTATTATATTAACAAATAATATTATTAATGATAAATATTTCATTCTTAGTTTAATATATATACAATTTTATTTTTATACTTTTTTAGTCCATTTTGCTTTTTCCTCTGTTAAATCGCGAGTTCTCATATAATTGAAAAATTTTATTATTTCTTCTTCATTACCTTCTTTAAAGAATTCAGATAGTTCTTGTATTGATTTTTGTTTATTTTGTATTGATGCCAATATTATATTATTCATATTTTTTTTAAACTTGTCTGATATAAATGGTGGATTTTCTTTAAGCCATGTATCTCTCATTTTTTTATAAGAATTTGTATTTAAAGGTATTGTTTCTTTATTACTGTTGTCATATGATACTATAACATTATTATCTGTTATTAATAAAGATGTAATAGTATTATTTGTATTTTCCATTTTTAATATATAATTATATTTATTTTTTTTTATATCTGTTTTATTAGTAGCAATAACTATGAAAAAAATGGAAAGAGGTCTTGAAATGTTATTACATTCTGTTATAATTGGTTTAATATTATACATGTTGATGGTTTTTGTATTAAAACAAAAAGAAGAAGTTGCTGAGAATAGAAGTATATTAATAACAGCTTTTATATTAATATATATGGTTGTTTTTGGTCATGGTCTTCCAAATAAAATAAACAATGACATATAATTATACTTGATTATATATAATCATATAAGCTGAATTATTTTTATTTTTAAAATTGTTTATTTCTTTAATATCCATATCATTATATAATAGATAATTTTCTGTATCATTATTACATATAGCCATATAATGGCCACCATGTAAATTGCCCACATGGAGTGCCATAGATGATAATTTATACCTTTTTTTAACATTTGGATTACCTAATTCTGTTCCTTCATTAAAATGCAATTGATCATTAATATTAATATATTCAGTATTTTTTCTAAATATATCTGCAAATCTAGTAACAACTATAAATAATACCTTTGGTAGACTCCATAATTTTGTTTGTTTTATATATTGTGTTTTTAATTTACATTTTTCACATTCCCAATCGTCACAATTATTTTCTTCTTTATATAATTGTATTATCATATCAACAATGGAAAGATTTTTATTAGTAATATTAAGATTTAATGTCACGAATGGTTCAAAATTATACAATGTATTATTGCAATTAGTGCATCTTGTTATATTAAGATAAAATCCTTGTATTAATGATTGCCATTGTGATATTTTATTATTATTATGTTTAATATTATAGTATTCAAATTTATTTTTTAATTTATTGCTATTCAATAGTACATTATTAAAGTCTATATCATTATCTATAACAATTCCATCTTTAATTTTATCATTAATACTATATTCATTTATAACTTTATAATAGCTAGGATTTTGATTAATTTCATTTATAACTGCTTCTGATAAATAAAGCCACAATTCATATATATCAAGCTGTTCACCATATCTAAATGTACCCTTAAATGTGTTAAATACTTTTTTGACGAATTTTCTAGGAATTAATGATTTTCCTTTATTATGCATTAAAATCAAAATCTCTTTTAAGTTATTAGTAAATGTATCATCTGATAATTCATAGCTAAGTATAGTATCACGCAAATAAGTATTTCTACAAATTATTTGTATAAGACTATTTATAGCACATGTTGATCCAATATTTTCTAAACCTTGCATCAATTTATATAGATATATATATAATATATTTATATCATAAATAAAAATATATTATATATATATAGATAATATGCCAAGAAAAAGTTCAAAGAAGAATTTCAGAAAATCTTCAAAAAAAAATTTAGAAGATTTTATGCCAATGAGCAGCAAATTAACTACACGATTAGTAGCTCGTCCAAGTCAATCTTCACCAAGCAACAAAAGAATGTTAATAGCATCTATTGTTGGTAGTATAATAGGTATAATTATTAATATTAATGCTTTAATCTGGTTACAAAAATTAGAAAAATTAAAATGCGCGTGTAGCGAACACTGGATGCGTAATTACATTAAATACTATTTATATGTAATTATTCCCATGTTCTTTATTGGATTAATTATTAATATATATGCATATGTTGCAGATGTAAGTATCAATGAAATACATAATAATGATTTATTTATATTATATAGATCATTTGCTGGAATAGTTTCATTATTTGGATTTGCTAATATATTTATTGTTATTATATTTATCAACAGATTAAAAGAATTAAATTGCGAATGCAGTGAAGATATTAAACGTGAAGTATATTGGGTTTATAATATTTTATTAGCTACTATTATTGCTTTAACCATATTATTTATGTTAGTCGGATTACCATTAGCTCTAATGACTTTAAGAAGATAATTTAATCTACTTCATCAATAGTTGGTTCAACATTTGGCATTCCACCCGGCATTCCACCTGGCATTCCACCTGGCATTCCACCCGGCATTCCACCTGGCATTCCACCCGGCATTTCACCTGGCATTCCACCCGGCATTCCACCTGGCATTCCACCTGGCATTCCACCTGGCATTTCACCTGGCATTCCACCTTGTGGAGCTTGGCTACTATAAAGTTTTTGCATTAGTGGATTAACCTTTTCTTCAAGCTCTTTTTGTTTATTTTTATAAGTGTCAATATCATTATTATCATTTTCTTCTAGCCATTTTAGTCCTTCTTCAATAATTGGGTCAAGTTCTTCTTTTACTTCATCAAGAGCAGGTGGAGAATTTTCATTTTTAGTCATTGAATTTTTAAGATTATATAAATAGTTTTCAAGTCCATTTTTAGTTTCAATAAGTTCTTTTTGTTTATTATCTTCTTCCTTGAATTCTTCTGATTTTTTAATCATTTCATCAATTTGCTCTTTTGAAAGGCGACCTTTATCATTTGTAATAGTAATATTATTAGTCTTTTTAGTTGATTTTTCTTCTGCTGTAATATTCATAATACCATTCGCATCAACGTCGAAAGATACTTCAATTTGTGCTTGGCCTCTTGGCATTGGTGGAATACCATCAAGATGAAAACTTCCTAGAAGATTATTATCTTTTGTAAAACCACGTTCCCCTTCATAAATCTTAATATCTACACCAGGTTGATTATCAGAATATGTTGAAAATACTTGTGATTTTTTTGTTGGAATTGTAGTATTGCGTTCAATAATTTTTGTCATTACACCTCCTGCTGTTTCAATTCCAAGAGAAAGAGGTGCTACGTCAAGTAAAAGCAATTCATTTGTTTTACTATTACCTTGACCTGTCAAGATAGATGCTTGTACAGCAGCACCATAAGCTACCGCTTCATCAGGGTTCAATGATTTATTTAGTTGCTTTCCATTAAAAAACGATGAAAGTAGCTCTTGAAGTTTTGGAATACGAGTGGTACCTCCTACAAGAACAATTTCATGAATATCACTTTTACCCATCTTTGCATCTTTGAGAAGTTGTTCAAGTGGTTTCAAAGTACGTTGAAATACTTTGTCAGCAAGTGATTCAAACTTAGCACGCGATAAATTTGTATTATAGTCAACTCCATCCATTAAAGAATCAACTTCAATACTTGTTGTTGAAGAAGCAGAAAGATTTTTCTTAGCTTTTTCAGCAGCAATATTAAGACGTTTAAGTGCTCTTGCATTTTCACGTACATCCATTTTATACTTCTTTTTAATATCATCACATAGATAATCTACAATAAGATTATCAATATCAGAACCACCCAAATGTGTATCACCACCAGTAGCTTTTACTTCAAAAATACCTCCATCTAGTGTTAAGATTGAAACATCATGAGTACCACCACCGCAGTCAAATACAAGTATATTTTTTTCTTTTTTATCTTCTGTTTTATCTAGACCATATGCAATAGCAGCTGCTGTTGGCTCATTAATAATTCTGAGAACTTCAAGTCCAGCAATTGCTCCAGCATCTTTTGTAGCTTGACGCTGTGAATCATTGAAATAAGCAGGTACAGTAATTACCACTTTTTTTAATTCGTGTCCAAGATATGATTCTGTTGTATCTTTAAGGCGCTGAATTACCATTGCTGAAATCTCTTCCGGATGAAAAGTTTTCTCTTCATTTTTATATTTAACATTAATTAGCGGCTTATTATCTTTATCACCAGATACAGCAAAAGACCACAATTTAACATCTTTTTGTACAACATCATCAGTATATTTACGACCAATTAAGCGTTTTGTATCATAAATAGTATTTTTTGGATTCATTGTTGATTGATTTTTTGCTGCATCACCTACAAGTTTCTCTATTTCACCAAAAGATACATACGATGGTATAATACGAGAACCTGTTTGCGTATCTGGTATAATTTCTACACGATCATTAATCCAAATAGCAGCACAACTGGTGGTAGTACCAATGTCAAAACCCGCTGCTAATTCTTCTTCTTTACCCATAATTCCTGATTTTTCTAATACTTATTTAATGTAAAATATCTTTATATATTTTAATACTATATAAAGAGTTTACCTGATTTATATTAAATTATAAAAATATTGTATTTGTATATTTTTATTAAATAAATATATTTTTTAATATAAAGGCAAAAAATATAAATGGAAGCAAATTTAAATAATGATTTCAAATATGATAAAATTATTATTAATTTAGATTCATTACAAGGTATTCAAAGTAGTAATACAAATAATTTTGGATGCTATTTTAAGTTTAATGATACAATTAAAAATGCTGTTGCTATACAGGTTATAGATACAATAGTAATATCAGAACAATCAGCACAATATAATCCATATGAAGATTGTTTTTTTGTTATATTAAATAATATAGAAAGAGCAACAACATATAATCAATATGAAAACATATATGGTAATCCAGATTTTAATATACATAAATATTTTGAAAAAGTAGAATATACAGATAATAGCATTTCTAATAGTAGAAACATATCAGTTTCCCATATTGGCACAAGTACTGGTAGCTTTTCAGATTCTGGAACATATATGTTTAATCCCGTAATACCTACATTGGATCGTTTTGAGTTAACTTTAAAAGATAAGGATTTTAAAGATATACCAATTGAAAATATTTTTTCAGTAAAACTATCAATATGTATATACACACTAAAAAAAAGTTTTGGCTAAAAATTATATAAGAACCATATGTGTTTTTTTAATTAAAATGAAATTAAACATTATTAACAATTACAAAACTATATATTATAATATTATAATTAATTTTTATTTAATATTAAATTTATTTTTACCATTGTATAATGATGTTATTATAAGTATGCATAATCAAGCTACTAAAAACTTATTCGGTGATATAAAAAAAATTAAAAGAATTAGAATAATTGAATTTTTAAATGAATTAGAAGATAAAGATAAGCTACTTCTAGATAAAAATAATAATTTACTAGTTATTGAATATAATTATGAAGATTATGTTGAATATGATAGTGAATCAGAGTCAGAGAATAAATTAAACTCTATTAATAAAAAAAATAATAAAGGTGTTTTAGTAGAACTAAAAAAACTACTAAATAATTCTATAAAGACCGAATAATTTTAACTCAAATATTTAATAGTTAGTTTTTGTTTCCATGCTCTTTTAATCACTTCTTCATTATCAATTTTACCATAACAATCACTTTTTAATCTTTTTTGCACATCATCCTTAATAGTTTTTTTTATATAATCTTCATATTGATTTATATAGTAAAGATTCTCTTTTGCTTCTTGTGTTTTATTTAAATATATTTTATTTCTAATGTATTCTATATATAAAAAGTATAAGTTTGTATCAATACTACCTGTAATAAACCCATCTTTTTCATTTATAGAGAAGCATTCATTTTTATTATATATAATTTTTATTATATTAAATTCTTCATTTGTTTTATTATCTATTATTTCAATAGAATATGATGCATAAATATTATATAAAGTAACATCATTATGATTAACAGATATTTTATAATCTTTTTTAGATAATTTACTTTTTAATATTCTAATAATATCATCTCTTGTTTGTGTATATGTATTTGATAAAATTGTCACATATTGTGATGATTTACTTAAACGATAGCAGCAATCCCCTTTTTTATATAATCTTAATGGATAACTATCTATTAACGGATATTTATTTACTTTAATATGTTTTAACAACAAATCTGTAACTTCACTATATTGGGGTTTTATACATAAACATTTTTTTATAATAATATTACTTTTTTTAGAAGGATAAAAATTTGTTAATAAATTAAGACGTTTGTAAATCTTTTCCCATCTCCATCCCGATTGTTCTGGACGCGCTAATTCAAAATATAAATTCTGTTTCATATATTCTATGGGAATAGTTTTATATTTTTCTTTGTAATATTTTAATTTATTTTCTGGTTTGTTTGTATATTTTAATAATTTGTTATATTGTACTGGTGGAATCATTGTAATATCAAATATTTGCTTTCCATATACATATATTTTCAATGTGCCATCATGTTTTGCTTTTTTAATTTTTATAAACTTATAGTTATGTTTTTTTATTATTTTAGCTAATTCTAATGAATCCTTCATTGGATTTTTTGAAAAACAATCGTAATCATTAATTGTATAATCTTTATAAAATCTGTATTTTTTTGGTAATGCTAAATTGATTACAAGACCACCATATAATATTAATTTTTTTCTAACAACAAAACGCGATATAATATTAATAACGTTATTGAACTCTTTATATACTATTTTTAACTGCTTTTCTTCTATTTTGTCAATTATATTATCTATTGCATCAGATGACATATGTTATCTAATTTAAATAAATATATTAAAAAAATAATTTATTTCTTTACTGATTTTTTTTTAGATTTATTTGGTGTATATTTAACATTTTCTGATAATGATTTTCTGTTTAAATAAACTTTTTTACCTTTTCTGTTAATTATAAATTTGCCATTTTTTGGTCCAGTATATACTTTTACAGATCCACCTTCATATTCCATAAATTCTTCTTGTACCATAATACTTTTCGATTACTAATATATATAAATATTTTATTTTATTTCTTCATATTCTCTATATTCAAATTTAGGCATTATACTACCTATTTGTGTATTGTTAAATGCATATTTAATATCTGTTCCTTGTAATAAATTAGAATTTTTTAATAAAACAGGATTTACAACTTGTTCTGTACCATATGAGCAAATATTTGGTCTATAATCGGGATGCCCTCTATATTGTTGTTTATATGTTAATGGATTATATATTTTATTACCTATTCTATAACTAGGATCACGATGTATTTTATTGTATGGCTCCATTTTACCTGTTTTACTATTTAATACCATTCCATTTTTTGGATGTTCTGTGTATTCCGGAATACTACTTATCTTAGATATTACTCCTGATTTACCCGATTCACCTGATTTTGTTGAATAAATATCTTCTGACATATTAAGATTATCATTATTTATCATTTGGGTTGTCATACTATATGGTTTGCTTTCATCTTTATTTTTATCATTAAGAGTTATATTAATATTAAATACACTATTACCTTCTTTAACAATATCTGATATATATTCACCACTATTCATATTAGCTTCTTTACTATCAATGCTACTAGCAGCTTTTTCACTTGATTCTGTATGTAAAGCTATTGGTGTTTCAAAAGCTTTTCTTTTAATTATATCGCGGCGTTTTAATTCATTTGCTATTAATCTTAATTCATATAATACAAAATGTTCATTAAATATATCTAAAAGTATTTTATCTGTCATTATATATTCGTGCATAACATTTTTTTCAAAATCTCTATATTTGTCATGCATTAACATAGCTTTGAATAAATAATCATTATATTGTAAATGTATATAACATTGTTTTAATGGTACTCTCATTTTATCATGTATATTTTTTTTATAATGTTGTTTATATAATTGCTCTATTTTGTCTATGAGTTTTATGTGTGATATGTGTTTAACTAAACCAGGTTCTACATCATTAGATTGCATTTTAACAATCATTTTATATTCAGTTGAATTGTATATCTTCATTTTTAGTTTCTCTTCATTTCCTAACTTTTCATAAAATTCTTGTAAGTTTTTATTTAATTCATCTCTTTTAGGTTGTCTATTTAATAAAGATTTATATACATCAATTATTACATATTCATTTATTTTATTTGCTGATACAGATCCCGGTTCATCGTTATATTTAACATCATTGTATGGTAAATATGTATCTTCAATTGGATCCATAATAGTTTTATCCATATCATCTCCACTTTGTCTGTAATACATATAATTAGTATTCATGCTCAACTCTGCATTTGTAGCATCAGTTTTATAAGCATCAGTAGAAGAATAAGTATCCATTGTATTTTGCGTTTGTATACCAGTAGAACCAGTAAATGATGCATCTAATCCGCGACTTGTAACATATTCAGTATTTAATTCCGATGATTTAATATCTTGTAATATTAATTCCGTGGGATAATATGGTTGATAAATATTATCATCAACAATTATATAAGACTCATGTGTTAATATTGTGTTACCTATCATATTAGCATATTCTCTACGTGTAAAGCTATAAACTTTTCCACCATCAACTATTTCAAATTCTTTTGCTATTACTTTTGCTTTAATAGCTTCATTGATACTATTATTCTTAATCTCAGTATAATTATCTTTGACATATACTTCTGTTTCTCTACCTAATTTTATCCATTTCCTACCAGTTTCTTCTGTATATATTTTATCTAAATTGTAAGGTTTAAAATAACGTCCTTCTACATCAATATAGCTATCATATGTCAAGTCCTTTAATTCCATAGAATCTAATTCATCACGTGATATTATAACAGGATATACGAATTTTTGTTTTAATATATCATATAACTTTTGATTATTAATTTTATCACCATCTGGTTCCATATTTGTATAATATACCCATTTTAAACCAATATCACTTGTATCTACATTAAATTTTTCAACATTATAATTATTAAATAAGTTCTTTATTTCTTTATTTAAATATAAAATTGCTATTACAAATATAATAGTTATTATAGCTACTATTATAGCTAATTTTTCCATAGCTCTCTATATTAATTAATAATAAAAAACGAGTACATAATTAATAAAATCTCTTGAATTTCAAAAAGTTTATAAAAATCTTAGAAAAATAAAATTATGTACTCATTTTTATTTCAACAAATAAGCTAGATTACAATCTTCATTATATTCTTTCATATTAAATTTATATGTCAATTTATACATCGGTGCTCTGCACTCCTTAACATGATTTTTTACATTATCACACACGCACTTTAACAAACCGCGCTCTTGTATATAATGTGGAATCCTTGTATCTATTTTACCCACGTCATCCCATATTTTTTTAAATTTAATGTCCGTATTATATAATTCATTAAATAATAAATGACACCAAAAATAGTTATTCATTTTATTATTTTTATTCCAATATTCAATTGTCTCATCCCTCCATCTTTTAATAATATAACTTGATTTATCAGAATATAAAAACCACGACGATAATATTAATCTATCCATTCTATATGGTCTATCAAACGCAAAAAAACCATCATTTATGCAAGCATTCAACCACGAATCTAATGATTTATTACAAAAAGTCGTGGCGTCACACCAACAACCCCCATATTTTTCAAGTAAAAATAATCTAACTATATCAGAATAACTGGTCTTAGTTATCTCCTTTTTATTTATTTCAGGTATTAACATATCAATATTTATATACTCATACAAATTATCATCATCCAATTCTATTATCTTCCAATCAGAATTATGTAATTTCCAAGATGATAAACACTTTTTAACAACATCAGGAGCATTTATAAATTTTTGCGCCCAATATATATAAATAACTTTTATCATTGTATGTATTTGCTAAAACAATATAAGATTATATTATATTTAATATATTAATAATGAATTTTACAAGAAAAAGAAAGAAGGCTAATATGGAAGAAGAAGATGATGCTATTGCTAAAATAAATGAAAGTAATATTTATATCTTAAATAATCATATTTATTTTTCAGATAATATTACTTCTAAATCAGCATTTCAACTATGTAAACAACTTAGAATTCTTGAAACTAGCCTTAAAATGGAAGCTATTGCAACAAAAGTAGATCCAGAAATTTATTTACATCTTACAACTGATGGTGGATGCGTTAGTTCAGCATTTTCTATCATTGATTGTATGAATAACCTTAAAATCCCTGTTAATACTGTTATTGATGGTGATGTTTCATCAGCAGGTACCATTATTAGTATTCACGGTGATAAACGTTATATTGGAGAAAATGCATACGTATTAGTTCACGAGTTGCGTTCAGGTTGTTGGGGAAAGCTAGCATATATTAATGATACTTATAAAAATTGTGTAAAAATTCAAGATCATATTAATAGAATTTATTTAACAAAAACTAAAATTAACAAAAAAATGTTAAATAATCTACTTATTAAAGATATTCAATTCAATGCAGAAGAAAGTATTAAAATGGGGTTGGCTGATGAAATTTATAAGGACTGAAAGTTTTATTCTTTTTATATAGTAATAATGAACAAAGTATTTTTTACTGATTTGTATTTGAATATTACACTATATATGATTATAATGTTTTTTACATTAATTACAGCAACATATATATTATTAGATGATAATTGTAATATTATAGTTCGTATATTATCTATCATAGTATTAATAGCAGTTGTATTTTTATTATTAAAAAAAGAAACATACTTGCCATTTTTAGGAACAACATTTATGCCAAGTAATTTATTTATAGGTCCACAATATCCAAATGGTGCAAATTTAAATTATAGCATTGATATGAAAGATTATGAAGATGGAACAAAGGTAATTTATTGGGCATCTAATAATACTGGTAATATAATTGCAAATCCTTATGATGCGTATAAAGGTTTTAATAACTCGGGATTATCTATTGTTAAAAATGGTAAAGCAGATATTCGCATATTTTGTCCAGATAAATATAAAGTTGATAAATTATTTACAATGACACTTGGTAAACACTTTCATTATCGCATAATATCTAATAATACTGGATTTATTAGCCCTGTTCAAACCTTTTATGTTGATTGCTAATTTGTTCTATTTTTATAAAAAAATGAATATACACTTATAAAATATAATATAGGCTCAAAATGCCATTATACGGAACACACCTTCAACACGACTGCTGCTGCTTCTTCTACGATTTAGAAGAAAATTTGAAATTTGAATATAACAAAGATGATATTACAGATATTCAAAAAGTAAAAAAAAAATTAAATGAAACAATTAAATTCATCGACGAAGCATGGTTGGATATGATATATGAAGGTGAAAACTCCGAATATTATAATAAATTCGCAAAAGATAATAACGAAGAAGAACTATTGTATGAAAGTGATTATGTATTATTTGATTTGGATGAATATAAAATAGAATTGCCAAATGGTAATTATAGATATTGGATATATGAAAAAGAATTATTTGATGTCAAAGATATATTAAGAGAAAAAAAACAAACAATTGAAAATTACATTAATGAGTTTAATGTTAGAGCAGGTGTTACACTAGCGTTGCTTGCAACACAATAATAACATCTGTCAAACTTTCTATATTCTATATTTTTTATAATTTCTTCATGATAATAATATATTCCAAATGAACATAAAATATGCCATAATTGATGACTATTACCTATTATATCAAATTTTTTAGAAAATAATCTTTCAGGTATTTTTATAGTATATATTATAAATCCTGTGATAAAATATTTCATTGGTTTTGTGAAATTATATTTAATTATTTTATCAACATCACCATCAGTTAAATTATAAATGTGAATATAACTTATTATAATACCCACATTATATATGCTATAATAAGCTAATATATAATTGTGTTTTTTAATAATATCTATTTTTAATAATATAATTATTCCAATCCCCAAGTATAATCCAGAAAAAAACATATAGATATTTCTTAATATTTTATAACACCAAAACCAATAATAATATATTAATATATTTGAAGTAACTATATTTAGTATAATTGAAAATAAATCTAATTTTAATAATAATAAATAATTTTTTTGCGACATTGGCATATATGTATGGTAACATGTTGACATAGTAAAACTAATTATTGAAACAATCTCATATAATTTTATAATAATATTATTATTATAATTTATAATTAAAATATATACAAAATAAATTAAACTTATCATATGTGTCCATATATTTATTGTTTCATTATGTATATTAAATATACTAATAAGGCAACTTAATTTATTTGTTTGACACCTATATCCTGTCAGGATATATTTATTTTTAGTCCACAATGGTATATTATTACCAGTCATATAGTAATATAATGATTAAATCTTATATTATTATAAATAGATTTAATAAAAATTAACTTAGTTAGCTTTAACGCAAATAAAACAAATAAAAACACCGATATATTCTCTAAAAATTACATAAAAATTGTTATTAAATACAGATGTTATAATATTATAACAAAGAAATATTTACAATAATAATAATCCAATATTTAACCAAGAATATTATATTAAGTATCATGTAAGTAATACTTTTTATATATATTTGAAAAAAATTATAAGTAAATGCTAACATATTTATTATTATATTGTTTTAATTTATTGGGTGCAATAATCTTTTTAACATCATAATGACTTATATAACTTGCCCACAGATATTCCAAGCTATCAGATAATATATTATATTGAAACATTGAATATAATATTAATCCCAATTCTATATTAATATTTTCAACATAATATATATTATATTTCCTATCAAATATATCTATAATATCATCTTTTTTATCACAAAATACTATTAGGTTATTTATATCAATTAGTTTTAATGCTTCTTTATAATAATTAATATTAATTCCCTTTTTATAATCTAAGCAAACTACATCACTATCTTTTGTATCTTTACCATAATAATCAAGTAGTTCTCTATATTTATAATATGCATTATACATTAAATCCTCGTCATTATATATTATTTTAGTCATTTTCTCTCTAATATCATCAGAAAATTCATAAGTTGTATCTTTCAATATTATATTAGATTTTTTACTATAATAATTGCTAAAATCTTGTAATACTTCTTTGAAGTTTATAGTATTATATACATCATCTTCATATAATCTAAATAATCCGCAAAATATTGTATTCCAATATTTATTACCCTTTTTAAAAACAATTTTTCTTTTAATATTATTTTTTCTAGATTCTTTTGCAAATTTATATATATTAGATAATTGAAATAATTGTTCTCCTAAATCCCCTGATATATCATATGATAAAAAAAGGTAACTCATTATATAACTATTATAATGTAACAATAAATCTTTAAATATTATATTTAATTGATGATACCTTTGTATTCTTATTATATTCTATATTTGCCACAATATCCATATTATCCTTAATAATATCTATATGTGACATTATTATAACCCCACTAAATGTATTAAGCAAATTCTTTAAAAATCCTGGTACTAATGACAAGTTTTGTTTATCACATGCTGTAAAACCTTCATCAATAAATATTTGTTCACATTGTGTATTTGAATATAAACTCATTCTTAATGCAAGTGATATTACAAATCGCTGAAATCCCGAAGCCTGATTTATAGATATGACTTGTTCTATATTATCATTTGTAACATTATATATTAACCAATTAATATGTATTATATCTTTTTGTTGATTTATTTTATAGTCTAACTTAAATTTTTTTGTGTCTTCATGACATAAATCTTTAATATAATTATTGGCATTATCTATTAATCTTTTCAAGATATGATTTTTATATAAATTTATTTTATAATCTTTGAAATTACTAATAATAATATCTAATATCGTAATAACCTCATTTATTTTTGTTAATTCTTTACTATAATAGTTATAGTTATTTACATTATTATTATTATATTCTTCAATAGTATCTATTTGTGCTACCTTTTCCGTTATCTCTTTAATATTATTATTACATTCACTAATATTGTTAATTAATTGTTTCTTTCTAATAATTTTTTCTTTAATTGTTTTATTATTATTATTAAGTATCTTAACTTCCTCATCTGATATTATTTTACTTAACTCTATAAATCTATATGAGTTAATGATATTATTAATTCTATTATATTCATACCATTTATTATAAGATAATTCTAATTCTTTAAGCTTAATAATTCGTGGCTCAATATATCTTTTATATTTTATTTTACTTTCGTATAATGTTTTTTTATTACTTAATTCATCATATATTTTAATATATTTACAATACAATTTATAATCATTAAATTCTGCTAATTCATTGTATAATATGTTTGCATTGATTTTAAATTTATCAATATCAATCTTGATTGTTTCCAATAGTTTTATACTATCCTTTTTTTTATTGCTTTCATCGCTAATTTTCGCAATAATACTACTTATATTGTTATCAATTTGTTTACTAGTAGAAAGATACTTATTATATATATTCCATGAATTATATAATTCAGTATTTAATAATTTGTTTTTATTATTTTTATTATCATTGAATACTTTGATATAATCAATTTTATTATCAATATATATATTATCATTAAGTTCAGCTATTATTCGCGTAGTTTCATGAATGCTAATTTCTAATATTTTAATGCGTTTTACCCATGGTCTATTACAACAGTATTTGCAATTAGGATCATAATCATTATCTTTATTAGATTTTAGGTTTCCAAGTTCATTATTATATTCAGATAATTCACTATTGAGTTTATCTAATCTTTTTAAATTCTCATAACATTCATTTAAAATATTATCATTGCTCTCAATAGAATGTTCTGTTTTATAAATATCATTAACATAACCAATTAATACATCATATTTATTATTTGGCTCGTATTCTACTTGTAACTCTTTTTTAGAAACATAGAGATCTTGTAACTCCTTATCATATTTAATATGATTATTATCATAGTCTTGCAATTCTTTTGTTAGTTTTGTTTCTAATTCTAATAATTTTAAGTAACATTCATATGATATTAATTCTGTTAAAGTATTATTAACATATTGTTTATTATCATAAATAAATTCATTAAGTAGCTTTAATGAATCATTGCCTTTAAATAGAATACTAATATCCTTTTGTATTTCACTAATATCTCTTAATGGTTTATTTGCTTTATTTGGTTTCGTTGATTCAATTTTATTAATTTCACAAATTAAATTATCATATTCTAATTGTATATCAGTTATATCACTATCGCTTTTAATATCTAAATTATATTGTAATAAATAATCTTTTTCATCTTTAATAAAAGAATATTCACATGGTTTATCATATTTTTCTGTTAATATAATATCGCAATTATATTCTTTTGAAATTGCCAATACTTCATTATAAGACCTTGTTTTAAAATATACTTTTAATTCATTAAGCTCGTCACATAAGGCTTTATAAGTATTTTTTTTCATTTCTTTTTGATATTCAAAAACGTGTTTTAATAAATCAATGTAATTATCACTATCAATATCAATGTCTATTCTATTATTTTCTTCCATTAATTTTTCATAATTTTTCTTACTATCTTGCAAATTCAATAATAGCTCGGTTTTATTACAAGTATCAATTACATTTTTTGAAACTATATGTTTATATACTTCACGCTTATTTTCTATAGTTTTTTTATAATCCTTATATTTATTTAAACACAATTTTAAGAGATTGAATAGCTCATAAATTTCATTAATATTTGAAGCCTTATCAATTATAGCTGTACATTCTTTATAATCCATTCGTAAAATATCATTATCTACTACTTGTGTTATCATACTACATGTTAGGAAATCGTCCAATGTCCCTAGATTATCCTTAATAAATTCTGTACATGCATTATTTTTTTTTATTAATATCTTCTCCAAATTAATGTACTCGTATATTTCTATACTATTTTTAGATGCCGTATTAAATGTTCTTTTAATATTATATTTTTTACCATTTATAGATATATCAATTGATGTAATAGCTTTGCTATGTTTATAATTTATAATACAATTTTTTGAAAACTGAGATTGCTTATCTTTTGTAACTGCACCCCAAATTGCTAATGATATTATATCATATATTGCTGATTTCCCGGTTCCATTATTTCCACATATTAATAAAGTACTATTTATTGCATTTGCAAAATTTATTGAATTACCTGTTTCGTAACATAATAAATTATCCCATTCTAAATACTCTATACAAAAAGGATATTTAATATTTTTATTACCATTTACAATTGTATTTGTATTATAAGTTTTAATTAGCTGTGATATATCCTTATTTTTTTTTTTACATTCTTCAACGAGCTCCTCGGGACAATTTATACTATCAAATAATAATATCTCAGTATTTTTAATTATATCAACAGCTTTATCATAATACTCTTTTGGTATAATTATATTTAAATATTCAATAAACGTATCTTTATTAACTTGCAATGATTTTTCTGTTTTATTTTCTATTTTTTTGCTTGTTAAACGATTTCTAAGACATTTATAATTGATTTTATAAGTATTAAAGATATCATATAATTTTGCATATCCATCAACAGATATCTCTGTATATGTTCTTATTTCTATATTTTTTGGGAAATATTCATTAGTAACTACATCAGAAAGTAAAACATCATATTTACCTCTTTTGCGAATATATATATCATTATTTTGATATACAATATTTATGTAACCATATGAATTGTATACATTTATATTTTCCACACTATTAGTTTCTATATCCCATATCATATAACCATGATTTATAATATCTTCACCATAATTTTGCTGCACTAGTGATCCAGCATAACCCCATAATAAATTATCATACATACCTTTTTGACGCAAATGAATATCTCCTAATAGGGCAAAATCAAAATGTGATATCCACTCAAATGGATAAGGATTAGTACTATTTAAAACTTGTGTTCCATTATATAACTTGACATTTCCAAATGTTCCATGAAATAAAGCTACTTTCTTAGACACATTACTTGAAATATCGGGAAATGCTGGAAGATTTTTTATACGCCCTACTGTTGATGTATTATCTAATGTATCATCAATATTTACATAAGAAAATCCTATATCATCAATTACAAACGATTGAGTTGATTTTAGTATTCTAAGATTTTCTATTTCAATTGTTGATGATATAAGTGATGGTTGATCAATTTCATTTTGATTTCTATCATGATTACCATGAAATATAATTGTTGATCCAATATCTGTAAGACCTTTAATAAATTTATTATATAATTCAAGACCAAAATTACCAATGACGTTTTTATTATGAAATATATCTCCTGTAATAATAATTAAATAATCGCTTTTATTTAATCTATATTTAGCAATATTATCTTTTAATGACATAAATAAATTATCAAATACTAACGAATATTCTTGATACCTTGATGCCTTTTTGTCACCATTACGTATGTGTATATCGGAAATATGAAATATTTTCTTCATTATTTATATAAAAACAATAAACTCTAATATCATTTTTCATAATAGTATGCCAAATATATTATTGATTATTTTTTTGATGCTATTTTAGAAGAACTTCTTAAAGGAGTTTTGGGATCTTTAACACTTTGATATAAAATAGCTAACCTAGATTTAACTTCTTTTTTATTTAAATTACTACTAACACATGTCGCATATATTTTTTTTACTATTTCTATTAATGCAAAATAAGCATCTTTATATATATCTATTATAAATTTATTTTTTTCTTCAATGTCACCATAAAAAGGGTAATATCTAAGTATGTGATATAAATTATTAAGAGATTTATATACATTTGTTCTATTTCCAAATAATCCACAAAATCTAAACACATTAGCAAATCCAATTACAATTGTTAAATTATCAAAAAAATCTTCTGATATATGCATTGATAAAATTTCTTTTATTTCTGAATAACTTTTAAAACTTACAATTGGTATATAATTACTGCTATTAGAGTATGATAAAGAATACTCATCACTACCTACACCACCTTGTTTAGCTTTATTATAGTTTTCTCCATAAATATACTTGATATTTCTTAAAAAATCTCTTGTTTCATTTAGACCACTTTCAATTACTTGCTTACCTTCAACACTAGAATAATCATCAAATAATATAAAATCTGTTAGTTTTTTCATCGTATTTGATAATTTTACAAATGATATAGTATCAACTGATTCATAACTTAAATTAAATGTTTCATCAGAATATTATCAGC